CAGAAGGAGCGAAAGATGCTTAGGCGAGACGAGAACAGCGACGATAGGGGATTCAAGCTATTGCCTAAGAAAATCGCCAAGAAGTACGTTGGTCACTCTCCTGACTTCTTCGAGTCTTGGTTCTATGTGATGATATTCAGTTTAACAAAAAAGAAACATAAAAAGGTAAAAGGATTATGGATGTTAGCAAGGTAAACAATGTAAGAGAGCTGCTCGTAAGAAAGCCATTCTACGAGCTGACCTCGCAAGGCTATATGAAACATTTTTCCGTCAGTGATGTCGTTTCTGACAAGTATGACGGAAATATGCCGGAGGACACGATGTATCGCCGCATCAAGACGCAGGCGGACTTTCTGCGCGAGTTCTATCCGTCGGCGCATAGGATAATGGACGAAGCCGAATACCCGGACATCTGGAAACAGAATCCAGATAACGACAAGTGGTACCGCCAGAAGATTCAGCGCACGGCTTTCGCTTTTCAACAGCTCATCCACACCAAGCACTTGCTACACCTGACAGGAAACGACGTTCAGTTCGAGCTTGCAGATGGAGACGACTATGATGACGAGAAGAAGGCTGACGACAACCAAAAGCTGCTCAACAGGTTCAAGAAGGGATGGCTCATGCACGACATGGAGATTCGTTTCTTCGAGGCAGTGAGCGCATACTTGAAGGTCGCAGAATGCGCCATCGTCGGATTCTTCAATGAGAAGAACGAGTTTTGCACACGAACGCTTTCATACAACAATGGAGACATTCTGTATCCTCAGTTCGACTCGTTGACAGGCGACTTGGTCTGCTTCGCACGCAAGTATTACGACTACGATGACGAGGGTAACGAGAAAACTGAATGGGTCGAGGCTTGGGATGATAGGATGTTCTATCGTTTCAAGAGGGGAGCGAAGAACGGAAAGGTTCAGGAGATACTTGTCAAGATAGGTAAGATGTTCGGAATAGATGATTATACATTGGTTGAGAGCAGGGAACATGGATTCCAGGAAGTCCCTGTGGCATACGCACGATGCGAGAACGGCCCTTGCTGGTCAATGGTGCAGAAGAACATCGAGGACTACGAGGAAGCATTCTCTTATCTTTGCGAAAACAACAAGGCGTTTGCGTTCCCAATCCTTACGCTCACTGGAGACGGAGATGACATTTCCGTACAAGGAGACGATGCGACCGGCTCTGCGAAGACCATCATGATCACAGACATCAACGGAAAGGCTGAATTCTTGAATGGAACGGATGCTTCCGAAGCTTTCGCAACGCAGCTCAACAAGTCATACGACCTCATCTACGAACTGTCGTTCACCGTAAAGCCTCCAGAGTTGAAATCAGGCGACCTTCCTGGCGTTGCCATAAAGTTGCTCTACTCTCCAGCATTGGAGGTGGCCATGAACGACGCGCAGAAGCTACAGCCTTTCTTAGACAAGCTCCTTCGTATCTGTCAGTTCGGTATCGGAACGGAAGAGGACTGCGTGGCAACTATGGTGGGATTGCCTATAAATGCGTGGATAGATCCATACATACACCAGAATAAGACAGAACAAATTACGAATATAGCCACTGCTGTTCAAAACGGTTTCTTATCAAAGCAAACCGCATCTGAACGCTGTCCAGACTTCCCTAAGACTGCGGAATACGAGCGCATCATGCGTGAGAAGAAAGAGGAAGACCAGCAAGACTTGCTTATGGATATGCAGCGCGCAGACAACGAGACAGAGAATAAAATCGAGGAAGAAAAGGCTACCGCTCGCATCAACAAGCAGCAAGGTGGTAACGATGTTAATACTGGTGGAGGCCGCAAAGCTGGACGCCCGAATCGCAGCGGGAAAAAATGGGATGAGAATAACAATAATGACGTCGATGATAAGAATAATTGGAAACGCTACAACCAAACCCATTAATAGCCTATGGATGAAATTAAACGTTCAGTAGAATATTCAGTGAAACGCTCGCAGGCCCTTCGTAATTGCGAGAGCCACATAGCGGACACTCTATGGAAGGCGACACAGAAGGTTGTCGCCGCAAGCAAGAGATACAGAGGTGCTGGCAGGCTCACCAACGAGTCTGCCTTGCTCTCTTACGCAAAGAACGTAACCGCTGAGGCTGAGGGGGACATCGAGAGATACATCTCCGCTTACTCCAAGGCATCATGCAAGATTCTCAGCATAGACAGCGAGAACACGGATGAGTTCTTGAAAGGGGACATCTACGGACTCACCGCCAAGGAGAGAAACACCGCATACCTCGCCAACTTCGCAGAGGACATCGTGAGGATGATCAAGGCTGGCACGTTGATGAACTACACCGACCAACAGCTCCTATCATCAATCAGAACAAGCTACAAGGATCCATACAAGTCCTCAGTTGTTACAAAGGCGCAGAAGAAGGACATTAACATCGCCACGCCATCCTACGGCAAGGGATATTATCGCAACGCCTACCAGAATATCGTGAGGAACGCCAAGCAGGTGATTTCTATCGCATGGGGCAGGGCGGAACAAGAATACGGAAAGGAGAACGAGGCGATAGGCTACCAAGTATTCAGAGGTTCATCGTTTCCGTGTCAAGTATGCGATGATTTGTGCGGATACGTCCACAAGATTGGTACGATGGTCATTCCCGCACACGTGGGATGCGTATGCCGAGCTGAATTTATTTTCAAGGATAATAATAAAAACGAATAGGTATGATTAATTCTGAATTGAAATTTACTTTAAAGGAAGTGCTTCCGAAGTTTCCAAAAGACTTTCAGCAAAAGATTCTGCACTCCGTAGAACTTCTTAGAAAAGCTGAAAAGCTCGCCTTGGCATACGATAAGGAAAACGGATTCTATCTTTCAACATCCATGGGGAAGGATAGTCAGTGCCTGTATCATATAACAAAGCTCGCAGGAGTTAAATTCAAGGCGCACATGGCTCTTACGTCCGTTGACCCTCCAGAGGTAATTAAGTTTGGACGAGAGCAATACCCGGACGTTGACTTCATTAAGCCAAGTATAAGCATCTACAACCAAGCACGCAAGGAAGGCATACTTCCTACAAGGTTGATGCGTTGGTGCTGTAGAATATATAAGGAGGGTATCGGTGCCGGGAAGGTTACATTGATAGGAATACGTCATACCGAAAGCAGGCAGCGTTCTAACCGAAAGGAGGTTGAAATATCCAACCACAAATATAGCGGCACTCTCGATGGGCTTGACGAGTTCAGAGAGAAGCGTAATTCACAAAAGCGTGGGCGACCTACACATGGGGGGGTACATGAAATCAACATAACAAACGCTACAGACGAACATACCATAGGGTGCATAAGAGGGCATGAGTCTCTTATCATATCGCCAATCATCGAGTGGACAGACGATGAGGTTTGGATGTTCTTGAAAACACTTGGAATAAAGTATTGCAAGCTGTACGATGAGGGCTATCACAGGATAGGCTGTCTTTGCTGTCCTATGCACGGCTATAGGCAGAAGCTCGCAGATTGCAAGCGTTACCCTCACATATACAAGAGCTGGCTAAAGGTTATTGATGATATTCACAATGGAGGCAAGCTCGACACTTTTGGATTAACAAATGAAGATTACTTCGATTGGTGGATAAGCGGCGTAGGAATCGAAGCGTGGAGAAATCGCCGCAAACAACAAACGTTAAACTTTAAAGATTAAGAATTATGGATGACGATATTAAGGGCTACACATTGTCTGTGGCAGTACACAAGAAAGTGAAGGCGTTGGGCATGAAAGACCCGCGCTACTATATCTACGCAAGTCTCAGAGGCTCCGGCATGGGAATCAGGGACAGTTGGGCGATTGCATTCCAAGGCCACGGCTTCAACTGGAGCAAGGACGTTCTTGAGCGAGAGATGAACAAGTTGGAGTCCCTGGAGTCCGTACAGAAGAGAATCGCAGAGGTGCAGGGAAAGAAGGCAGAGAATATCGCAGAGGATTCCGTTACTCCTGAAGAGTTAGCAAAAGCCACCTCAAAGGAACAAATACTCAAAGACCTTGTTGTGGTCAAGGGAAAGTACAAGCCTGGTTCAAAGGAGTGGACGGAGGCAGTCAAGATGATTGCCGACTACAATAAGATAAAGCAGGACGAGATGCAGACAGAAGACACGACCGTTCATTATTTCATTCCTCTTTCAATGCCTCGCTGTTGTGAGGACTGTATCATATTTAAGAACGGCCAGGCCACATTTCAGAAGAAGAAATAGTTAAAGTTTAGTTAAAGCGATTCTTTTTTACTTGAATGCGAATAAAAACGACTAACTTTGCAAACGAATTTTCAACTTATGTTCTCCGAGTCTTGTACTCTGTGAATCATAATTCAGAAATTTAATTGGTTA